AATATTTAAAAATTTGATTAATATTTAAAGATTAGTTAAAAATTTTAAGTGTATAATGGATTTTGAAGCATATTTTGATTCATTGGATGAGATCACACACAAAGAAGAAATATCAGAAGAAAAATGTTGCGAGAATATGAATAATTATATAATGCATGCTGGTATAACAACATGTAAGGTTTGTAAAAATATAGTTTCTAATATTAGCGACAGTGCTGAATGGAGATATTATGGATCAAATGATACTAAATCGTCTGATCCTACAAGATGCGGTATGCCTACAAATATTTTATTACCCGAATCATCAATAGGATCTACTGTTAATTTTAAAAATAATAGCAAATCAATGAACCAAATAAGAAGATACCAAAATTTTCACGGAATGCCTTATAAAGAAAGAAGTAAATATAAAGTATTTAATATAATAGCAGAAAAATGCGATAAACATAATATTAATACAAAAATTGTCGGTGAAGCAAAATCATTATATAATAGTATTTGTGAAATAAAGATTTCGAGAGGGTCTAATAGAGATGGTATTATAGCAGCGTGTGTTTATTTTGCTTGTAAAGAATGTAATGTTCCTAGAGCATCTAAAGAAGTAGCAGAAATATTTGATATTGATATTACGGTAATGACAAAAGGTTGTAAAAGTTTTCAAGAAATATTGAATCTTAATAAGAAAAATAAAAAAAGGATAGCAAATAAATCTATCAATCCAAAAGATTTTATTGATAGATTCAGTGATAAATTAAATATTGATGTTAAAAAGATAGAAGAAATTTGTGATTTATGTTTAAAACATAATATAATTACTCAAAATACTCCTCAATCAATAGCTGCAGGTTGTATTTATTTTCATATTAAGAAAAACGGTTTGGATATTACTAAAAAGTCTTTATCGGATGTTTGTAAAATTTCTGAAGTAACTATCAATAAATGTTTTAAAAAAATTGATGAACATAAACAATTATTTGATGAATAATTTTAATATTAAAAATATTACGGCAATTATAACACCTTTCATAACAGTTGACAAAACTGTTTCTTTTCCTTCTGCTTCATTATAGAGTAAAGATACATTTTTTATTTTAAGATTTTCTGAAATAACTTCTAAGTTAAACAAAATACTTAGGAATAAAACAATAATAACATCTTTATTTTCAAATAACAAACTCTTAATTTTTTCTACAGGACTCTGTGGTGCTTCTTTAACTTGTTGTTGTTGTTGAACCATCTGCTGTTGCTGTGCGATCTGCTGTTGCTGTGCCATCTGCTGTTGCATTCTTTGTTGAGCAATCCTTTGCTGTTGCATCTGTTGCTGAATCAACATTGCTTTTTCTTCATCGGTAATTTGTGGCATCTGCTGTTGCGATGTCATTTGTGGAACTTGTTTACCTTGTTCTTGACCACCTGTATCATTTAAATCATTAAGGATAGAATTAACCATAGAATTTTCTTCTTGACTTAAATCAGCACCATTCATTTCTTTGATAAGAGAATCAATATCCGTTGAATCACCCATTTTTTTATTGACTTATTATTTTTTTTCTTTATAAACGTATCATAATAATATTATCTGAAAAAATACCATATGTAAACTTACCAATAAATACTCCTAAAATAATTGATAATAATATTTTAAGATAATCTTTCATATTTAATATTATATTTAAAAAAAATTTCTATATTATAATAAAATGTTAGACTTTTTACCAATCCAAAATCAAAAATTCTATATGGCAATGGGATTCTATCTTATTATCATGCTTGTAGTCGCAAATGTTGGACAAAAATATCAAGAGCTCGGTTTAACAAATGCTTTATATTTAGGTTTAGTTATTAATATTGTCTTATGGAACACTGTGGGAAAGAAATATGTCGGAATGTACTGATTCATCTTCAACAATAATATTATCTGAATCATAAACATAGTAAAACAATATTGTAAGACTAATTACAATTAATAATATTTTTATATCTATGAAATTTTCTATCATTATTAATATAAAATATATTAATATTCATGAAACCAAAAATTAGCATTTACCGGTAAAGGTTCATCAGATTCCATTATAAATGTTTTATAAATATAATCATTTGGTGTATATCCTAACATAGGTCTAACACTATTCTTTAGAATTTCTTCTTGTTTAATATAATGTTTCATTGGACAATTACTAAATGATTCTTTATTTTTTTTACATAAATATAAGATTAAAATTACTAAAAATAACCAAAAAAAACACATAAAGTTATTAATATTAGTAATATTTAAAATGGAAGAAATACTTGATTTATTTGATAGTAATGAAACAACACTTTACCAAGATTCTATTATGAATAATGAAGAACCAAAAGAATATTATATCGGTAAAGCTGAATTTATTCTTAAACAATTAGATAATAATATTAATTATTTTGAATTCTTAAAAGTTATGATGAAAAAATATCATGAATTAAATGATAATCAAAAAAAAGAATTAATTGAATTTATGAATATACCTGAAAAAATTAAAATTGTAGAAAAAGTTAAAATAGTTTACAAAGAAAAGAAATCTAAACCTAAAATTAATTATTGTGATGATTATTAGGTTATTTAAAAATTTGATAATAATATATTATAGCTTAAAAATGGAAATACAATCGGTCTTATCTAAGAATGGATATAAAATCAAAAAGAAATCATTAACACCTAGATCCTTAAAATCATTAAAAGATGAATTATCTGTTAAACCTTTTGTTTATAATGATTACAATAATACATGTACTGAATCAAGATTTAAAGTATTTCTTGAATCACCCACTTCTATTTATATTCCTAAATTTTATGGGATTGATAAATATGGACCCGCTAAAACAAATAAATCATGCGAAGGAGATGATATTACTATAGAATTTTCTGGTGATCTTAGACCTGAACAATACCCAGTTGAAGAATTATATCTTAAATCAGCAAAAGAAATTGGTGGAGGGATTATTTCATTAAAATGTGGTGGAGGGAAAACTGTGCTTGCTCTACATATTATTGCTATGTTAAAAAAGAAAACTATTGTTGTTGTTCATAAAGATTTCTTAATGACGCAATGGAGAGATCGTATTAAACAATTTCTCCCTGAAGCAAGAATTGGTAAAATCCAACAAAATACAGTAGATATTGAAGATAAAGATATTGTTTTATCAATGGTTCAAAGTCTTTCTATGAAAGAATATGAAGAAGATACTTTTAATTCATTTGGTTTAGCTATTTTTGACGAATGTCATCATCTCGGGGCAGAAACATTTTCTAAATCAATGCAAAAAGTATCATCAACATATATGTTAGGTTTATCTGCTACACCAAATAGAAAAGATGGATTGAGGAAAGTTTTTGAATGGTATATTGGACCTATTGTTTATATGACAAAAGATAAAAATGAAGATTTTGTTGAGGTTCAATTAATATCTTATGATTGTGATGATCAATCATATTGTAAAGAAGAAAAAACATTTAAAGGTGATGCTTGTATGCCAAGGATGATTAATAATATTTGTGAATATTATCCAAGAACAAAACTTATGTTGGATTTAGTAGAAAAATATTATAAAGAAAATAGAAAAATTCTTTTCCTTTCCGATAGAAGAGAACATCTTAATTTAATGGAAAAATATATTCATAAAAATATTGCTCCAAATAATGTAGGACAATATGTTGGAGGAATGAAACCAAACGAATTAAGAATTTCACAAGATAAAGATATTATTCTAGGAACATTTTCTATGGCAAGTGAAGGTATGGATATACCTAAATTAAATACATGTATATTAGGTTCGCCTAAATCAGATGTTGAGCAAAGCGTCGGAAGGATCTTTAGAGAAAAAGCATGTGATAGAACTCATCATCCATTAATTATAGATATAATAGACGACTTTTCATTATTTAAAAAGCAAGCAGATAAAAGACAAGTCCTTTATAGAAAAATGAATTTTAAAATATTTATGAATGGCGAAGAAATAAAAAAGAAAACTAGAAAGAAAAAACAAAAAACTTTATATGAGATTGATGAATGTTTGCTTTAACTTGAAGGTGAACTATCACCTTCGGTATGTATAACATGATATGCAATTCCAACACCTAATCCAACAAAAAATCCTGCCCCACCTCCAATAAGATAATCAAAAATCTTAGAATCAAAATCGAGTTTAGCTTCTAAAGAAGATATATCTCCTTCGGTATCAGAAGCACTTATATTATCTATGCCTTCATAACGATCTTTTCTAATATACAACACCAATAAAACTAATAAAATTACAAATTTTAACATTTATATTACTTATATTATTTTTTATATAAAATATTATCATAAAAATATATTTTTTTTATTTTATATTTATAAATGACTGATACACAAGAACCACTTATCCAAGCAAAGAAAAATAAAAATAATAAAAAAATAGCTGAATATCCAAAAAATTTCACAGGAAGAGTTGAAAAAGTAATTGATACCCTTGATCTACCAGACCAAGCAAATAGGGAATTATTAAAATTAAGATTTCTTGATGAAGTTGAGTTTTATGAAAAGAAAAGAAATAAAACTAAAACATATTATAATGCTTTTAGGTTTATTGTAACTACTGGTAGTATTCTTTTACCAGCTATTCTTTCAATAGGACAAATGGATCCTACAAAGTTACCTAAGCATTTTGAACAAATCACATATTGGTCTTCATGGAGTATTTCTTTAATGGTAACTATTAGTAATGGATTTTTACAATTATTTTCTTTGGATAAAAATTATTTTAATTATTCTTTAACAGTTGAACAACTCAAAACAGAAGGTTGGCAATTCTTTGGTTTATCTGGTAAATACGAAGATTATAAAAAACATGATATAGAATCTTATAAAAATTTCTGTAAAAATATTGAAACTATTAAAAGAAAACAAATTGAAAATGAATTTAATGGAAAAGCTGATTCTAAAAAGAAAAGTTTCGATTTCGCAGGAGAATTTAAGAAATTTCAAGAAAATACCATAAATGCCCAAAAAGATCTCGTTAAAGAAGTTGGAAAGGCAAGCACTGACGCTGTTACTAAAACCGTTAACACCGCTGTAAATAGTGCTGTAAATACCGCAGAAAAATCAGTTAAGCCTTTCCGTGATCTTGAAACTGGTTTAGAACAAGCTAAAGTTTTAGAAAAAAAAGCCGACGATTATCTAAAAAATGCTGAAAGAGAAAATATTGTTGAAACTTTAAATGATGATAGTAAAATGTAATTAAGTTCTTTTTGTCCTTCTTACATTATTTTTTCTTTTAGTTCTATCATTTTTTTTTGTTCTTTTAAAAAGATTATCATATCGTTGTTTACTTATAACTTCGGTATTTTCTTTTAAAATTAATGTCTCAAAATGATGAAGTATATTACTTTTTGATTTTTTAAAATTGTGATATATCAAAATATTATCTTTTTCTTTATCATTTATTTTATAACCCAATCCAATAGGACTATATACCCCCCCTTTATCAATAAATGTTTTAATATTCTTCTTTAAAAGATTTGATAAAGCTGTC